GAAGGCGAGCTGATGGCTGATGCGGTTGATAATGGACAGCGCATCACTGAGTTTGAGCCTGGTACATTTCGTTATCTTGCACCAGGCGAAAGTGTAACGGTGCCAAACATCGATGCACCAGACCAGCAGTTTGAGATGTTTGTACGGAATAAGGTGCGGCGATTCGCTAGTGGTTTTGGTTGTAGCTATGAAACGCTGAGTCGTGACTTTAGTGAGACGAACTACAGCAGCAGCAGGTTAAGCCTGCTGGAGGATCGTGAGCACTGGCGTGTGGTGCAGAACTACCTGATCGAAAACCTACACATGCGGGTATTTCGTGAATGGCTGAACCTTGCGGTGTTATCTGGTGAGCTACCGCTGGGTGATTATGAACTACGACCTGAGCGATACGATAACCCGCGATGGCTGACACGCGGCTGGAGCTGGGTGGATCCGCTGAAGGAGGTTAAGGCATACCGCGAAGCAGAGATGGCAGGTTATATGACCAAAGCAGAAATCATTGCTAATACTGGCGGTGGAGACTACGACGATAATGTAGTTGAGCTAGCACGTGAACAGCAGATAGCGCAGGATGTTGGCCTACGGCTTGATCTTGACATTCTGAAGGATGCTGCGCCGTCACCTGTAGCAGCTACACCACAACCTGAGGATGAACAGCTATGAGCGCCATGCCAACTGAAGGGATGCGTGAGGAAGCGCAACGCTATCGCGACTGGAAATCAGAAGGCCGTAATGGTGGCACTGATGTTGCGGCTCAGCGTGCAACGCAAATCCTTAGCGGTGATGAATTGAGTGATGAGACGATCGTAACGATGGCGGCATGGTTTGCACGCCATGAGGTGGACAAGCAGGCGGAAGGTTTTAGGCCTGATGAAGATGGCTATCCATCACCTGGCAGGGTGGCATGGGCAGCATGGGGTGGTGATCCTGGCCAAAGCTGGGCAGATAGTCTTGTAGCAAAGATGGATCGTGCCATGCCAGAAGAAACCACTGCACCCGCTGACGCTGATGCTGCACCAGCAGTAGAAGAAAAGCGGGACTATGCCGGCAAGTACCAACGTAGTGAGGTAACGCACTTCCGGGCGGTCGAGGAACGTGTCATGGAGTTCCCATTCAGCTCTGAATACCCTGTCGAGCGGTATTTCGGCAAGGAAGTGCTTAGCCATGACATGGATGCAGCTGTGCTTGACCGTCTGAATGACGGCGCACCACTGCTGTTCAACCACGATCCTGATCGTGTGTTGGGCGTGGTTGAACGTGCCTGGATTGATGGCGCCAAAAAACGTGGTTATGCCAAGGTCCGCTTTAGCCGCAACAAGGCAGCCCAAGAGGTATTGGACGATGTGCGTGATGGCATCCTGCGTGGCGTGTCGTTTGGTTATTCGATTGATGAAATGCAGGAACGTGAAGGGTCAATGGTGGCAACACGTTGGCAGCCTTATGAGATCAGCGTTGTTGCAATCGCAGCTGATCCATCAATTGGTGTAGGCCGATCTTTGATGGTTCATACACTAGAAGAGCAAACAGTGGCGGCCGATGCCGCTTCACCCATCATGGATGCACCTGCACCCGAAATGGATGTGATTCGGTCTGAGGCCGTTAAGGCTGAGCGCGACCGTATCGCAGCTATTACCGCCTTAGGCGAGAAGCACAAGATGGCCGATTTGGCCCGTGAGCTGATCGATGGCGGCAAAAGCCTGGCGGAATCCCGCGAGGCAGTACTCGACAAACTCGGCCAAACTGCTATGACCCAACCCATTCGTTCTGAAGACATCACGCGCAACGACATCGGCCTGAGCAAGGCTGAAACCAAGCGGTTTTCATTCGTTCGCGCGCTGAACTACCTGGCAAATCCAGGTGATACCACCGCTCGTCGGTCGGCTGAATTTGAAATCGAAGTAGGCCGTGCTGCTGCTGCTCAATATGAGCGTTCCAGCAATGGCATCGTGGTGCCTAACGAGGTGCTGCGTCGTGATCTCGTTGCTGAGATCCCCACTGCTGGCGGCAACTTGGTGCCTGATGAGCTGCTGGCTGGATCGTTCATCGATCTGCTGCGTAATCGTCTCGCCCTTGCACAAGCTGGCGTTACTACGCTGACCGGTCTGCAGGGCAACATCTCGATCCCGAGGCAGACCAGCGCTGCGACCGCATATTGGGTTGGGGAAAATGTGGCGCCGACCGAATCGCAGCAGGCGATCGATCAGGTAAACATGACGCCGAAGACCGTCGCTGCGTTCGTGGACTACAGCCGGCGGCTGCTGCTCCAGTCGAGCATCGACGTGGAGGGCATGATCCGCAATGACCTGGCTCGTGTGATCGCGCTGGAAATCGACCGCGCTGCTATCTACGGCACCGGCTCCAGCAACCAGCCGCTTGGCTTGACGTTGACGCCTGGCATCGGCACCGAAACCCTGACCAACGCTGGCACGTTTACCCAGCTGATTGCAATGGAAACTGATGTTGCCGTTGCTAATGCTGATGTGGGTTCACTGCGGTACATCATGAATGCCACGGCTCGTGGCCTTCTGAAGTCCACCAGCAAGGCCGGCACCGAAGCAGTGTTCGTGTGGGAGAACAACGAGGTGAACGGTTATCCGGTAATCGTTTCCAACCAGCTGCAGGGCAATGATGCACTGTTCGGCGATTTCAGCCAGATGGTGATGGGGATGTGGTCCGGGCTGGATCTCATGGTGGATCCATATGCTGGCGCCACTGCCGGTACGGTTCGGGTGATCGCTCACCAGGATCTGGATGTGGCTGTGAAGCAACCCGGTGCCTTCTGTCTTGGCACTTGATCGCCATGAGGATCAAGATCCTGCGAGGAGTATTGACCAGCGTGGGGCCTGCTACGGCGGGCTCCATCGTTGATCTACCAGCAAATGAAGCGCTGATGAATATCAGCAACAACAAAGCAGAGCTGGCAGTGGAGCCTGAGCTTTTGTTTTGTGAACCACCTGCAGCTGAACCGGTTGAGGTGAAGCGTTCAACCCGTCAATCACGAACTTCTAAGGAGTAAGTCCATGACTGTTCTTTCTACTGGCCTTGAAAAGCTCTCGCATCTTGCATTTGCACCAACTGCCCAGCGTACTGCCGCACTGGACGGTACTGCTGTTGATATGAAAAACTACGAGGGTGATGTTTGCGTCATCCTTGATGTTGAGAATGGCGGCACCAGCACCCTGAATGTGAAGCTGCAATCTTCGGACACCGAAGGTGGTAGCTACGAGGACATCACGACTGTATTCAGCCGTGGTGGTGTTGAGCAGGCATCAGGTGCTGTGGCATTTGCTCAGGTGAGCACTACTGCCTCTAAGCAGTTCTTGGTATTTCCGAAGGGAGCTGCCAAGCGCTGGATCAAGGCGGTGTCTACCGTGAGCACATCCACCCATACCTATAGCATTAATGCTGTAGCGGTTGCTAAGTACGGTTGAGCAACACATGCAAGTTGACCCCAGCTTAATGCTGGGGTTTTTTATTGCTTACACTATGAGAAACACCAGATGCGGGTGTGATGGTTGAAGACCTATTGATATTTTTGCAAGACTTTGGTGTTAGCTGCACCGCTGGGGCAGTAACAGGACTTGGAATCCTTGATATGCCAAGCCAGGTTTTAAGTGGTGACATGATACTTACAACTGACTATACGTTGACCGTTCGCGCTGCAGATTTTGGCAATCTGCTCAATGGTAGCCTGATGAGTGTTGACGGTGTTCCCTATCAAGTGCGTGAAGTACGTCGAATTGATGATGGGCAGTTTTGTGAGATCGGGCTACAGAAAGTTTCGGGTGATGATGGCATCCAAACTGATCTCACGCTTGATGGTGGTACTGCATCTTCTGCCGCTACAGTGGTCAGTGATAGCGGCATTTATGACGGTGGAGCGGCATGAGTACCGTTCGGATACGAGTAAGGCGTGATACCGCTGCAAACTGGACAGCCGTCAATCCAGTATTGCTTGGCGCTGAGCTTGGCTATGAGACGGATACGCGAAAGCTGAAGTTCGGTGATGGTACCAGCGCATGGAATAGCCTGCCATATTTTGGCGGCAGTTCAATTACGGTATTGAATGACCTGGTAGATGTTGATACAACGGCAAAGGTAAACAGGAGTGTCTTGTATTACGATTCAGCTGCAGGGGTGTTTAAGGCTGATGGGCTGGTGACGACAAATGAACTCACAGATGGTGGGAATTTCTGAAAGCTGATCCGTAGCATCAGTTAGGACATATTGCGCAACGGTCGTGCCTAATCAAATCCGTATCAAACGGCGTGCTGCCGGCGGAGCCGCCGGAGCACCAGCGAGCTTGTTAAATGGAGAAATTGCCTATAACGAACAGGATGACGTACTTTATTATGGTAAAGGATTATCAGCTGGTGTAGCTGCCTCTATCCTTTCAATTGCCGGCCCTGGTGCGTTTGTCAATCTCACTGGCACTCAAACAGTATCAGGCACCAAAACTTTCTCTGGTCCGTGCTCATTTACTGGCACTGGAGCCAATAGTGCCACGGGTGTCACACAGACCAGCACGGATGATTCAACCAGGCTGGCAACAACGGCTTATGTGAAATCGGTTGTTAGTGCTGCTGGTGGTGGTACGGTCACCAGCGTTGCACTCAGCCTGCCGTCAATCTTTACGGTTTCAGGTTCACCGATTACCAATAGCGGCACGCTGACTGGTGCGCTTGCTTCGCAGACTGCTAACACCGTATTTATTGCACCAAATGGTACGGCAGGGACACCAACATTTCGGGTGTTGGAAGCTGCTGATATTCCAACGCTTACTGCATCAAAGCTCTCGGACTTTGATACGCAGGTACGCACCAGCCGTCTGGATCAGATGGCAGCACCAACTGGGAATGTTGCGTTTAACAGCCAAAAGATTACGGGCCTAGCTGATCCAACAGCGGCTCAGGATGCTGCCACTAAGGCATACGTTGATGCCACTAAGCAAGGATTGGATGTTAAGGATTCGGTGCGTGTTGCCACCACCGCGAATATCAGTCTGAGCGGCACGCAGACCATTGATGGCGTGGCGGTCATCGCTGGCGATCGTGTTCTTGTCAAAAATCAGAGCACCGGAGCTAACAATGGCATCTATGACGTGGCCGCTGGAGCCTGGAGCCGCTCGGCTGATGCGAATGCCAGTGCGGAGGTAACCGCTGGGCTGTTTGTCTTCGTTGCCGAAGGCACCAGTAATGCCGACACTGGCTGGGTTCTGACTACTAATGACCCGATTACGCTGGGCACTACAGCGCTGTCGTTTACGCAGTTCAGTGGTGCTGGGCAGGTTACTGCCGGGAATGGTCTTACTGCTACGGGTAATACGCTAGATGTCGGTGGTACAGCCGACAGGATTACAGTCACTGCCGATGCAGTTGATATTGCTAGCACCTATGTCGGTCAGTCCAGCATCACCACACTTGGCACAGTTGCGACCGGCGTCTGGAATGCAACAGCGATTGCAGCAACGAAAGGCGGCACAGGGCTAACAACTATCGCCAAAGGGTCAGTGCTTGTTGCCAATGCACTTGATACGATTAGCGCTCTTGATGGTGCAGGGACAGATTCAATTCTGACTTACGATAGTGCGACGGATACGATTTCATGGCAGGCGACAATAGATGGAGGTGTGTTCTAACAACTAATTGCCCGCTACATAGCACTCTGAGGCAGCCACATGGCAAACACAATCAAACTCCGTCGTAGTGCTGTTCAAGGCACGGTGCCAACCACCAGTCAGCTGGCGCTGGGTGAGCTAGGCATCAACACTTATGACGGCAAGCTGTTTCTAAAGAAGAGCACCTCCGGCGCTGAGACTGGAGCTGGCACATCCATCGTTGATGTCATCACCCCACTCAGCTCGACGACGCCTGCAGCGCTAGGTACTGCTGCTGTTGGCAGTGGTACGACCGCTGCTCGCGCTGATCACGTCCATGCGATGCCAAGTGCGGCGGATGTTTCGGCGTTGCCGCTCACCTTCAGCGCCAACACGATCACCTACGGCGCCACCGTCGATCTGGACATGGCGGCTCGAAACGGCGGCTATTTCACGATCTCGCTTACCGGCAATTTAACGTTCACCACCTCGAACCGTGCTGCAGGTCGGACGGTCACGCTGCGTTTGATCTGTGATGCGACGCAGCGGACGCTAACGGTGCCCGCTGGCTGGGTCTTTGTCGGTAGTAAGCCAGCCAACATCGCAGCATCGAAGACTGGGATCCTGTCGCTTAGTTTCTTCGGCACCGCTGACAGTGATTGCGTCGCAGCCTATGGGGTGCAGGCATGAGTCGGCTGACGCTCCGTGATCCAGCATTCCTAGCCGCCATAGCCCCAGCTGCCGGCGGTGGCGGCATCGTGACTAGCGGGCTCGTTGTGCATCTTGATGCAGGCAACTCGGCTTCTTATTCAGGCAGCGGCACCACCTGGACCGACCTTAGTGGCAATGGAAATAATGCAACGCTAATCGGATCGCCATCCTTCACGGCATCTCCGGGATTCTTTGACATCACAAGTGATAGCACTTATGTGAGGCTTAACAAGTACAGCCACGGAACTAATCCTTTCACCTATTCACTGTGGGTGAACTTCGATACCAACAAAACCTGGAATACATTAGTTGAAAACGGCAACTGGTCTGATTCTCTTTTAATCCGAGCGCAGTTTGGTCTTCAGCTTGCAGTCTATGCTAAAGGCACTGAAATCGGGAACCGCTCCTGGACGCCAAGTACCGGCACCTGGTACAACGTTGCGTACACCAGATCAGGATCGACTAATACCTTGTATATCAATGGATCCCAGCTCGGGGCTACATTTACGGATCAGACCAATATGACTTTTGCTGATCAATACATGTTTCTAATGAGGTCTCAACACACAGGCGACCAGTACGTGGATGGC